GCAAGACCCTGCCCTAAGAAAAGTTAAGTTAGAGTTTTGTGTTATAAAGGATAAGAAAAAAGACAAGTACCCTATTTATAATTTATGTATTTGGACGGGTGAAGAAACTTTTTCTCACAACTATGGAGACATCCATTAATGAAACACATTAAACATTCTAATAGTAGGGTTGGGGATTTATCAGAATTTTATGCTGTTACTTGGCTGTGGGATAATGGTTATGAAGTTTTCCTTAATGCAGGTACTCAAGGGCCAATAGATTTAATTGCTTATAAGGATGGAAATGCTACACTAATAGATGTAAAAACAGAATCACATGATCCCCGCAAAGAGGGGAATTATTATTGTACTCATCAAGTAAGAACTGAATTACAAAAAGAACTAGGAGTAAAACTATTAGGATATAATCCTGCTACTAGACAACTTAGATTTGTGGAGCATAGAAATGAAAAATCTGATTGAAGATATATACAAAACCATAGAGCCTTTATCAGACGGCCAAGCCTTAGACATATCTGAACAACAGATAGAAGACTTCGGTGAGGCTATGAAAGATGTCATGCGTTCTTGGGCTAATCCAACTAAAAGAGATTCTAACTTTTCTATAAGGATGTCTAATGTTGGTAAGGGTACAAGGCGCTTATGGTTTGATAACAAATATAAAAACAAACAGTCTGAATCTAAACCTAATCCTCCTACTCAAATTAAATTTTTGTATGGTCATATGCTAGAAGAACTAGTAAAACTTTTTGTAACTATATCTGGTCACGACTTAACTGGAGAACAAAAAGAAGTTGTAGTAGATAGTGTATCAGGCCACATAGATTGTATCATTGACAATGAAGTTGTTGATATTAAAACTGCATCGGGCTTTGCCTTTAGTAAATTTAAAAACGGAACACTCAGAGATGATGATCCCTTCGGTTACTTGGGGCAACTTGCAGGGTATGAAGAGTCTGAAGGTACAAGCAACGGTGGTTTATTAGTTATCAATAAAGAAAACGGTGAGCTATGTTTCTACCAACCAGAGGATTTAGATAAACCAAACATCAGAAGTAAGATAAAGAATATAAACAAAGCTCTTAAAAAGAATACGCCTCCGGCTGACCTCTGTTTTAAACCTGTAGCTGATGGTACAAAGGGCAATGAAAAGATACATAAGAACTGTGCTTGGTGTCCTTATAAGTTTGAATGCTTTAAAGACTCTAATAACGGTAAAGGATTACGGGTGTTTCAATATTCTAAGGGCTATGCCTTCTTGACTAAAGTAGTAGCAGAGCCTAAAGTACAGGAGGTAGATCATGAATTCCAAGCTTTGCAAGCAGATACGGAAACAATCTAAGACTGTTCTAGTTGAATGGTTTAAAACTTTAGTATCTAAAAAAGAATCAGAAAATATAAATGAAAGTAATATACTCTCATATCTTTCTAGTCAAACTCATGTCTTTGCTAACAATCAAATATTTTTAAGTGCCTACTCTTTTAAGTGGACAGTTAAAAAAATAAAAACTTTAATTAGAAAGACTAACATGGACGTTACTACAGTGAGGTTAAAGGACATTGAATAAAAAAATTCGCAAGGGATTTAGAAAGCCTAGAATTAAACGGCCTAAAGAAAAGAACGTACCTCCTAGCTATGATTCTAATTGGGAACATGAGCTTCACAATGGGCTGTTAAAACAATGGAATCATCATACTAAAGAAATAGCTTATATAATTGAACACGTTTATGAGCCTGACTTTGTTAGAATTATGGGCAATAAAATAATTTTGTTAGAAGCTAAAGGAAGGTTCTGGGACTTTGCCGAATACAGTAAATATATATGGGTTAAAAAAGCATTGCCTCCTAATACAGAATTAGTTTTTTTGTTTGCCAATCCTTCTGCTCCTATGCCACAAGCTAAGAGAAGAAAGGATGGTACAAAAAGAAGTCATGGAGAATGGGCATCAGCAAATGGATTTGCATGGTACAGTGAAGACTCTTTACCAAGTGAATGGGTAGATATAAACTATCGTAAAGATAATACTTTAAACATTGAGAGTGAGTAGGAGACACTATGAGTATTGATAATGCAACACCAGAAGAATGGGATAGGGTACACCAACAATTAAAGAACCAAAGTAGTAATGTTTCTAGTCCGGCACATTACAACAAAGGCAATATAGAATGTATTGATGCTATTGAAGCAGCCTCAACTAAAGAAGAGTTTGAAGGTTACTTGCGTAATAATGTGTTAAAATATGTATGGCGATTTAGATACAAAGATAATGTAACAGATTTACGAAAGGCCCGATGGTACTTAGACAAACTTATTTCTAAGGTAACGGAAAATGTGGGATCGTAAATTAGAAAGAACCGAAAGATATAACAGAAAAAGGAAACAAGAAAAACCTAAGCCTAAAAAACAAAAAGTTAAACGTAAGGAGAAGCAAGTAAATGACTGAGAAGATTGGTGTTCAGCCATATTTAGGTATTCATATTAACTATGAAAAAGAAAACTTATTAAATTCTTTTTCTAAAGAAACTATAACAGACAGATATTTATGGGAAGGTGAAACTCATGCTCAACAAGCTTTTGCTAGGGCCGCTATTTTTGGTGCAACTTATAAAGGACATACTGATTTTAATCTTGGACAGAGACTTTACGAGTACGCTAGTAATCATTGGTTTAGCTTCAGTACTCCTATACTTTCTAATGGGGGTACAAGTAGGGGTTTACCTATCAGTTGTTTTCTTAATTATGTACCTGACTCTAGGGATGGTTTATCTGCTCACTATGATGAGAACATTTGGCTTGCAAGTGGAGGTGGAGGCATCGGTGGACATTGGGGTGATATTCGCAGCAATGGCGTGGATACTTCTAACGGTAGCCGCAGTACTGGATCAATACCCTTTATGCACGTTGTAGACTCTCAGATGTTGGCCTTTAACCAAGGCGTAACTAGAAGAGGAAGCTATGCCGCTTATATAAATATATCACACCCCGAAGTAGAAGAGTTTATTAATATGCGTAAGACTACGGGCGGTGATTTAAATAGGAAGTGTTTGAATCTACACAATGCAATTAATATTACTAATGAATTTTTAAATGCTGTAGCAGAAGATGATGAGTGGAGATTGATAGACCCTAAAACTAATACAGCAGTAAAGATTGTACAAGCAAGAGATTTATGGTTTCAAATAATACAGACCCGAATGGAAACTGGTGAGCCTTATTTAATTAACATAGATAATTGTAATGATGCTCTGCCAGAAGAACAAAAGAAACTAGGCTTAACAATAAAGCAAAGTAATTTATGTTCTGAAATAACTTTGCCAACTGATGAGAACAGAACAGCGGTTTGCTGTTTATCTAGTGTGAACCTAGAATACTTTGATGAGTGGTCTAAAGAAGATAACTTTATATCTGATTTAATTACTATGCTAGATAATGTACTAGAAAACTTTATTGATTTAGTTGATGATAAACCCGGATATTCTAAAGCAGCCTACTCAGCTATGCGAGAAAGGTCTATTGGTTTAGGGGCAATGGGTTTCCATAGTTACTTACAAAAGAATAACATACCTTTTGAAAGTATGTATGCTGCAAGTTTTAACAACAAAGCTTTTTCTTTTATAAAAGACAGAGCCGACAAAGCCACAAGACAACTAGGAGAAGAACGGGGTGAGGCTCCCGACATGAAAGGTAGTGGTAAACGCAACGCACATCTTCTTGCCGTAGCTCCTAACGCTTCTAGTTCTATTATATGTGGTGCTACTAGCCCCTCTATAGAACCTAATAGAGCTAATGTCTATACACACAAGACATTATCTGGCAGCTTTAAAGTTAGAAACAAATATCTTGATGATTTATTATATGAGCTTGTTCCTACTGGAAAAAAACGAGAAGAGATATGGAAAGATATAGCAGCAAATGAAGGTTCAGTGCAGCACCTAGATATTTTATCTGATGAACAAAAGAAAATATTTAAAACAGCACCAGAGATAAATCAAATATGGATTATAGAACACGCTGCTATGCGTCAAGAGTATATATGTCAAAGTCAAAGTGTTAATTTATTTTTTAAATCTCCACCTATAGAAGCAGACCAAGAAACTCACAACAATTTCTTACAGTATTTAAACGATATACATTGGGCGGGTATACATAGACTTAAATCTTTATACTACTTACGTTCTAACGCTGCCCGTAGTACAGAGAATGTTAATATTAAAATACCTAAAATTAATTTAGAGGAAGAGGGGTGTATAAGTTGTGAAGGATAAACCAAATAATCCGCACCATGATGCACTATTAGGTTGTATCATGCAGGTTGAGTGGGAAGATGCTTGGATAGATACTGAGGATCATCTCATATCTGATGCTAGAAAATTAAAACCTGTGCTTAGATCAAGCGTAGGTTATTTAGTAGCGGATAATGATAATGAAATTATATTATGTACTGATCGTTACCACAGCAAAAAGGATGAAGAGTATGTTAATGCTGTCATGGTAATTCCAAAAGGAATGGTTACAAGATATTGGGAAATTATAGCAGAGATAGGAGCAGAGTTTAATGTACTTAATAATAGCTAGTTATATTTCTGTATTCGTTAAAGCATTTCAACAACGCAATGTTGCGTTTAATAATTATTTATTTGTACCTGTATTTAGTTTGGCTATGGCCTTTACAGAAGTATATATAATTATTAACATAGTAAAACTAGGGGCTAGTTGGGACTTAGTGTGGAAGCTTGCAACCGGAGCAGTCTTAGGGTGTTGGTCTGCTATGTACTTACACAACAAATTAACTAATGCAAAAAATGATTTTGAATCAATAACTAATTTAATGAAGGAATCTAAATGAGCTTATTAGGAACAAGAGATTATTATAAACCTTTTGATTACCCGTGGATGTTTGATTACTACGTGCAGCAGAATCAAATGATATGGTTGCCGGAAGATGTACCCCTGCACAATGATGTTAAAGATTGGCAGGACATGGATGAGTCTGAAAAGAATTTATTGACTCAGATATTTAGACTCTTTACGCAGTCTGATGTGGATGTAGCGTCTTGTTATATAGATAAATACATGAGGGCTTTTAAGAAACCAGAAGCTAGAATGATGATGTCTTCTTTTGCGAACATGGAATCAATACATCAACACGCTTACAGCTTGTTATTAGATACTGTAAATATGCCTGATACAGAGTACAAAGCTTTTTCTGAATATGAAGCTATGGCCGACAAGCACGACTACATTAACGCGGTGCCCTTTAAAGTATCTAACAAAGAAAGCATAGCTAAAAACTTAGCAATCTATTCAGGCTTTACTGAGGGACTACAACTCTTTAGCAGCTTTGCAATTCTTTTAAACTTCCCGCGCTTTGGTAAGATGAAAGGCATGGGACAGATAGTAACTTACAGTATAAGAGATGAGTCGTTACACGTTGAAGCAATGACTAATCTCTTTAGAGAATTTATGAAAGAGAATATACATCTTTGGACAGATGATTTTAAGAAAGAAATATACCAAGCTTGCAGAGAAATGGTTAAGTTAGAAGATAAGTTTTTAGATTTAGTATTTGAAATGGGAGACATTCAAGGACTTACTAAGTCTGAAATGAAGGAGTATATTAGATATATAGCAGACAGGCGTTTACTACAACTAGGTTTAAAACCTAATTTTGAAGTAAAAGATAACCCGCTTGTTTGGTTAGATGATGTACTAGGAGTAGAGCATCAAAACTTTTTTGAAGGGAGAGCTACTACTTATATGAAAGGAGGCATCAAAGGTAATATAGAAACTGTTCAATTTAAAAGTCTGCGTTTAGAAGACTAGGGAGGTAGTATGAACAATAAAAAAGAAGGGAATCTTGTTTCGTT